ATAACGGTTTGATTCCATTCAGTTGGTTTTACAAGATGACATGCTTTATTCATTCCTGATATAATCTGACCATTGAGTAATTTTTCAGATTTAGGAGAATAGTCATAGAATCCTGTTAAAATTCCATATATTTTTTGTTGATTCTTTTCAGTAGCCTCAGCAGAATCAAAACAATCATATGATTCTTTAATCTCATCTAAATCATCATAATCATATATGATTGCTACTAATTTTTCTGGAAGATAATCTGAACCTCTTTGTTCCCAATTCATGGCACGAGTATTACCATCATTTCTAAAAATCATACCTTTTGGATATAATTTTCCAGCAACCTCACAATCTTTTGTAAGTCTAACCAAATGAACAATACAATGTTCTGGTCTTACTTTCTTTAAATATTTTTTTGCTTTATTCAGTCTTTGCTCTGTATTTCTTTGGCAAGGAACTTCTGGTAAGTCTAAAAATTTTTGTAAAGGGTAGTTATTATTTACTGAAATATTTACAGTAAAATCTTTAATTTGCATTTTTTTTTATTCTATAATCCATCAACAATTCATCAACCCTAAAGAAGATGGCACTTAATGTGCGGAGTTTTTGGTTTTACCACAATATTATACCATAAAAAAAGAGAGAGTGCAATGACTCTCTCTTATGTGTTTAAATTGTAATATTAAATTACATAAGGTTAGTAACCTTAACTCTTCTGTAGTAACGGTTTGTGTTACGTGTGAGTGTTCCAAGTCCCTGAGTAGTTCCTTGTGAGAATGGGTTCTCAACCATACCATATCTGGTCTTGAATCCAATTTTTGGTTGGAATGTATCCTGACCAACCGCACGAACCATCTGTAGAGGAACGTATGGGCAGTAGAATAATCCAGCGTCATAAGGAGATGAACCTTTGTAGCCCATAACGTAATACTGAGTATCAGCAACGTTAGCTGCAAATGGGTCAATGTAGACTCTGTACTTACCTTGAAGAACACCAGCAAATGTATTACCTGTGTCATCAACGTTTAAGTTTGCATTAAGTGCAGGAGTGTAATCTAATACACCAGCCATTGTTAATGCAGAAGCAACGTCAGCGGAGCAAAGGATCATGTTGCCCTTTCCACGACGAGTTCTTTGTGCGATTGCGTTAGCATCTCTTTCGATTTGGAAGATCAAACCTTTGAACTTCTCAACTGACCATCTTCCGTTGGAATCTGTGTCTAGGTCGAAAGCACCTGCTGTTGCAACGTTTGTCTGTGCACCAGACTCAGCAACCTTATAGATTGTTCTGATAACTTCTCTGTTGATCTCAGCAAGTATCTCTGTTGAAAGGATATTTGCTAATTCAGCTTCAGCGTTCAATCCGTGGATTGCCTTAAGGTCTTGAGCAAGTTCTAAACTGTACTCTGCCTTTAGTGCTCTGGACTTCGCAGTCACGGTGACTTTCTCGATTGAGAATGCCATTTCGTTGAACTCGTTACCAGATGTACCTAGTGCTTCAGAGTCCTCAGTGTCCATACCACGACCAGTTACGTATGTGTTATGTTGCTGTGAACCTTCTGGGTTTAGTGCAGCAGGGTTAGTTTGCTGAGTACCACCTGTAGTACCGAAACCAACTGCTCCACCTGTCAACGCACCTTCATTCTGTGTGTAACCAGCAGAAACGTCGTTTCCTCCGTCTGGATGCTGTGCTGAGAATGCTGTATCTGGTTCGTTGAATAATGCTTCTGCTCCACTCTGAGATGTAAATCTAGATCTCATTGCGAAGATAAGTCCTGTTGGGCCGCTCATTGGTTGTACACCAGCAAGGTCATATGCGACCAAGTTTGGCATTGAACGTCTAATAAGACTGATTAATACTGGATCGAAACCAGCTGTTGGGCCAGCAGGTGTAGAACCTGAACCGAAAGCACCTGATGCACCAGCAGCGTTACCTGAGTTGGTTGGTGATGCTTCGTATAGGAAGTCTGACTGCTCCCTTAAAAACTTTTCTTGATTCTCCAAAAGAACCGCAGTAACCATTTTACGATGAGAGTCTTTAATAGCCTCTGCTCCTTCGTAATTTAGAATTGGATCCCACTTCTCTTGAAGATGTTCAGCATTGAACATTTCCATGTGAAATTTACCTCGTTAAAAGTGTGTGTGTTTAAAACTTAATAAAGAATTACTTTTTAGTGATTCTCTGAAGTGCTGATAGATAATTGTCCATAGTTCCAGTAGATTGTACTGGTTGCTTAGACTCTTCTGATAACATCTCGGAGTCGTCACTTTGAGTACTAGCAACTTGTCTTGTTGGGAAATAAGAATTTCTCAATGTAACTAGTTTCTCACGGTAATCGGATTCACTTTCGAACTCAACACTTTCAGCAAGAGATGCGAGTTTATCTTTCTGAGTGACTGCTAGTCCTTCAGAAACTTCACCTAAAATTCCATCTGATTTTGATTCTGCTAATCTCTTGGTCAAATTGACATTCTTATCAATTTGTTCATTGAGTTTTTCTTCCATATCATCTAGTTTATTTACCATGCTCTCAAGTACATCATATTTGTCTTCAGGGATTGATACATAATGTTCTTCAAATAGACTCTTCATTCCTGTTAGGAATGACTCAGACATTTCTGCCTTGAGCCCTTGCTCTACAGCAAGAGAGTTTTCCTCTAACCATTCACCAGCTACATACTCAAGATAAGAGTCAACTCTTTCTGTGAGCTGGATCTTGGTAGAGTCAATTTCTTCCTGTAGTACCTTTGCGTACTCTTTCTCTAAATCTTCCTTAATAACGGAAACTTTAGAGTTAATTGCTGCTTCAAAAATTGTTCTTGCTTTCTCTTGGAAATCTTCCGACAATTCTTCGCCAGCAATCAATGCGTTAATGTCATCTTCAACATTAACCTCTATTACTTCTTCTTGTTCTGCAACTACTTCTTCTTCCTCTGTTGTTTCTTCTGATTCTTTAATTGCATCTGCCATCTTCTTACGGAGAATTGATTCTGGTTCCTCTGCAACAACTTCTTCCTCTTGTGCAGGTTCTTCAGCAACAACTTCTTGCCCTTCTTCAACTTCATCAGAAACTGCTTCAGCAGCTGCTGCACCTTTGTTAACTACATCCTTAACTTGCTTAAGTGTGCCACCAGGTGTTTTCAATTTATTTGAATCATCGTCTGGTCTGGAATTTTCAGGTGTAGGCCCTCCAAGATCTTCCACGTTTCCTAGTTGTGTACCTGGATCTGCCATAGTTGGCATTGGATCTGCAGGTTTTGCACCAGCATTAACAACAGTCTTGGATTGCTGTGTCTTTACTTCCATTTCTTGTAATTTTGTACCACGAGACATTTGTAACTCTCCGTTTTAACCTTTGTTTAAAATTTTACTATAGTTATTTATAAATTAAAGATTTGACAAGAAATCGCCAAATAGTTCAAGTTTCTTTTCCTCAAGACGTTTTTGGTCAACGAGGGTGTTAATTCTCTTCTGTGTTTGTGCTGCTTGTTGTTCACGAAGAATTCCACCTTCCCAAATCCACTCTTTTCCTTCCATAATTCCTGAGACAAAAGCATCAGGTGCAGATGGATCAGCAACTATATCTGCAGCAGTTGCTAACATAAAATCTTCACCTACAACTTTACATCCATCACGATCTTCTCTTAATGATCCAACACCACGAGAAGAAACTCCTAACATTACACCTTCATCTAAAAGTGAAGATGCGATTTTACCCATTGGAGTATTAAGTAGTTGTGCTTTACCTCTAAAATTATCTCCCTCTTGAACAAGTGATGTAATTTTATGAGATACACGATCAAGGTTTACTGTTGGGCCATCTGGATGTCCAAGTTCACCAAGTGCTCTACCTTTTCCAACAAATGCTTCATTGTATCTGTTAACTTCTCTTGCAAGAGTTTCGACAGGATACATTCTACCATTTCTATTTTTGATATTACCTTGTAAGAATACACCTTCAATATAAAGTTTCTTACTAGATCCTTTACCTTCGGTAATTATCTTTACGTTTGAGACCTCTTCTGTGATTAATTTCATCGTTCTTAATTGGTGTAACCTATTTTTGCACCTAATACTGCAGTTCCCGCATTTACAGAAACAGTATGTGTGGTTTGTTTTTCTAATACTTCAACCGAACCTCTTAAAATTGTAAAAGTTCCAACTGTTGTTCCACCAGCAGTTTCCTGTACAGTAACTACATAATCTGTTCCAGTTGCTTTATTTACTAAACGAACAAGAGTTGCTTCACTAAAACTTGTTCCAGCACCAACAGTATTTGGTACTGCAATTTGGGTTCCTTTAATTAATACTCTAGCCATTTGGTTCCTCTTCCTCTTGTGATTCGACTTCAGTTTCTAGTTCACTTGTCACTTCAGTTTCATCTGTTGGTTCGTCTTGAACTTCTGGAACTTCATCCCCAAAAAGTTCTGCACCCACTAAAGGTCTTGCAGCATCTATTTTCTCTGCACTCTTTGTGTATAAAATTTCTTTAATTTTATCGCTGATTGCAGCTGAAGATGCGTCATCAACCATCATATCCATTAAATCATCCATGTTAAGAAAGTATAATATTGCCTAATATTTATTTATATCTCTCCACCTTCAGGTGCTTCCGTTGCAGAACCTTGACTTTCAAGATCTGGTTCTGTAATTGGTTGACCTAAATCCATAGCAGCATTTGGATCTATTGGTGCACCTGTGTTTGGATCAACCATTGCATTTGGATCCATCAAAGATCCATCTTTAATTTCTTTTTTAATCTCTTTATCAATCTCCTTGATATCATCTTCAGTTTGCTTAAGAACTTTAGTGCGAACAAAATGATTAGAAAAATACTTACCCAT